CTGATAAGGTGAGCAGATACCACGAACGTTTATTAGCAGTGGAAAGAGAAAAAGAAAAAATAGAAAAAACGTTATCAGAGCATTTAAAGGGCTGTAATTGTCATCCTGTAATCGAGGGTAAGCCGTATAATTCCAATACAGAAGTTATTCTAACAGGTTTAGATTCTGAAGCAGAATGTGAAGCTTGCAGTGCTTAACGAATCCATGTAATAATTGAATGCCTATCTCCGTTTGAAACTGGAGTGACAGCGTGAGGAAAACAAAAGTTGCTTGGAAAAACAACTGCTGATCCTTTTTTCTTTTTAACAATGTGAGAGGCGTCTTCAAAAAAAGAAAAATTACCTCCCTCGTAATTATCATTTAAAATTAAAGATATGCTTAACACTCTTGGAGATATGTCAATATGATCGACGTGAATTTTGTATTCTCCTTTTTGATCTCCTTTGTATAAAAGATGATCATATCCAGTGTCCTCCATGGTAAGCCCTGTATTAAAAAATTTATGTTTTTCATGATATTTTTTTAAAGCATTTCCTACTGCTTTAAAAACAGAAGAATCGTATTTTTTGTTTAAATTTTTGTAATAACAATTTCTATATTTATTTTTATTAGATGTGTCATGCGTGCCAGCACTTTGAAATGTTTCTTTCTCTGAATCATTTATTATTTGATCACAAATAGATAAGTCTAAAATGTTTTCAAAACAATGTATGTAATCTGAAAGTTTATTCAGGTGTTTCACCTAACATGTCTGCCAAAGAAGGAGCAAATACTTTTACATCTCTTCTTATTTTTTCAGCTGTTGTAGACGTTCCTGGATTATCAACATCAGCTTGCGCTGCAGCTTCTGACTCATACTCTGCACCTGTATCGATATTTGTAATTGTGGTTTCTGTTTTTACTTTATAATGCGGAATTTTTCTTCCATCTTCAGTCGTAATGTGACCTAATAATTCAGCAGGTTCAACTATTGGCATCTTCGTATCTCCAATTTATGTTAAAACTAATGACAACTCTATCTTCATCAGAATTATTTATTTTTACTTCATGTTGTAACCAAGATGGAAAAAAAATCAAGTTATTCTCTTCAGGCTTCCATTGTACGCTATGAGCAAGGTGTACAGTAGCATTGTCTTTTTTAGGAGGGGAAAGCACCTCTGCTTGTGGTTTAGGTTCTAGAAACACAATATTTCCGCTTTTGGGAGGTGTTTTTAAATAAAATACCCCTGATAAATAGTTGTACGGATGCGTATGCACATTATTTCTAGATCCTGGCGGATTAATCATAGCCCACATTCCTGTCATTTCAGGTACAAAATCATCTTTTATATCCATATGATTAAAACAATCTTTTGAATATTTAAGAATATCACCTACTAAAGGTTTAAACTTTTTAATATTATATATCTCATCATGTGAATGCCAACCACCAATATTGGACCGTGGCATACCCTTTTCATCATTTTCCCTCATTTGATAAATACTATCAATTAAATGCTCATGACCTTTTAATTCCAAAGAAAAAACAGGCGTAATAAATAAAGAGTGAAGACTAATCAGAGCTGTCCTTTTGTGATCTCCATAAAACTAGCTGTAACATGCACCTGATTGGCTGCGTTAGCTTGAACTTTCATAACATCACTTTCTTGTAAAACTAATGGTTGTGTTAGTAATTCTGTTGTTGTGTTTGTAGCAATACTTTTTTGTTTAAATAATTCAAATGTAGCAGAGGACCTAACAACTTCCACATCTAATAATGTTGTGCTGCCTGAGTCATTACAAACTAAAATAGATTTCACTAATGCTGTTGTAGGCGGCACGGGAGGAGTTGCGCCAGCATCAGCTGTTGGTACCGTAATTAAAGTTGTTAGATCTGTTGTAGTAACATCCAACATTGCGCTTTTAAATGTATTAGCCAAAGAAAAAAGCCTCCTGCTCTGATTCTGCTTTTATATCACTTT